TCTTCTACTGCGCGAAGGCGAGCGCGAAAGACCGCGATGAAGGCGTGGCAGGCGTGGCAGGCGTGGGCGCGTTACGCGATAACGGCAGGCAATCGCGCCCGAGGAAAAACACTCACCCCACCGTCAAACCTACCGACCTGATGCGCTACCTCTGCCGTCTTGTCACCCCACCGGGCGGCACCGTCCTTGATCCGTTCATGGGGTCAGGCTCAACGGGTAAAGCCGCGATGCTGGAAGGCTTTGACTTTATCGGCATCGAACGAGACGCCGAGTATGTCAAGATTGCCGAAGCGCGGATTGGTGCGGCACGCAGGCTGCTTTGATACAATACGCGCATAAACACGGCTATTGTTTCACACAATAAACAATTCAGGAATATTTACCTATGCCAGCAGGTCGCCCCAAAGGTAGCCCTAACAAGGCCACAGCCGCCGCACGGGAGGCTATAGCGCGATTCGTGGACGGGAATGCCGACCGGCTGCAGGGCTGGCTAGACGAGATACACCGCGACCGTGGAGCAGAGGCGGCGTTCGGCTGCTTTACCTCGTTGTTGGAATACCATGTGCCGAAGTTGCAGCGCAGCGAGGTCACGGGCAAGGACGGCGAAGCGCAGCGCATAGTGATTACATGGGGCAATCCCGTTGACTGAAATCGTCCTGCCGTACAACCCACGGCGGGCGTTTCTTCCTTTCCACGACCGCACGAAGCGGTGGGCCTGCCTCGTCGCGCATCGCAGAGCCGGTAAAACAGTTGCAGCGGTAAACGACATCATCCGCGCTGCCGTGATGTATACCGGGCCTAACGGCCTGTTCGGGTATGTCGCGCCTTACCAGAATCAGGCTCGGCGCATCGCGTGGGACTACTTCAAGTTCTACGCCGCCCCGCTGATCGCGGACGCTAACGAACAAATGATGACCCTAACGCTACTCAACGGCGCGAAGGTTGGGCTGTTCGGCGCAGACAACGCGGATGCTATGCGCGGTCTAGGCTTCAGCGGCATTTACCTAGACGAGTACGGCGACTTTCGGCCCTCGGTGTTCGGTAATGTCATACGCCCCGCCCTCTCGGACAAACAGGGGTGGGCGGTCTTTGCCGGTACGCCAAAGGGCAAGAATCAGTTTTGGGACATTTACCAGACGGCGCAGCGGATACCGGATGAGTGGTTCATGCTGCGGCTCCCGGCCTCGACAAGCGGACTGCTGCCGGTATCGGAACTAAACGCAGCCCGGGCGCAGTTGAGCGAGGACCAGTACCTACAGGAATACGAGTGTTCCTTTGAAGCCGCCATTCTCGGCGCGTTCTACGGTAAAGAAATGCGCGAGGCGCAGGATCAAGGACGCATCGGGCGCGTCAAGCACGACGAGCATCTAAAGGTCTATACCGCATGGGACTTGGGCTACAAGGACGATACCGCCATCTGGTTTTACCAAGTGCTGCGCGGTGAAGTGCGCGTCATCGACTTTTACTCGGTGAGCGGTGCGAGCATTGAGCAGATAGCGGACGCTGTGAAGGTAAAGCCCTACCGTTACGCTAAACACTACTTGCCGCATGACGCACGGGCCAAGACGCTAGCGGCTGCGGGTAAAAGCATCATCGAACAACTGGCATCGCATCTAGGCTTTGCGAACCTCGCCGTAGTGCCTGAACTGTCCGTGCAGGACGGCATCCAAGCGGTGCGTCAGGTCTTGCCGCGCTGTTGGTTCAACGAGGACGGGTGCAGGGACGGCATCGAAGCCTTGCGGCAGTATCAGCGCGAGTACGACGAGGACAAGAAAGCGTTTAGGCAGACGCCGCGCCACGATTGGGCTTCGCATCCGGCAGACGCTTTTCGTATGCTAGCATTGGCTTATCGTGAGGACGCGCCGACAACGGAGCGCCCTGCGGAACCTCGACCGCTGATGGTCGGGCCAACCAACACCGCTACGCTCAACGATATGTGGGCGACGGCGCAGACGAGTCGGAGAACACGGATATGAGTACGGCTGATCCCTACCGCTTCCAATACGAAACGGTCGCGGCCTCGCAGACTAACCAAGTCCTCGGCGGCACGGGTGCAATCGGTGACTACCTGCACCGCGTTATCGTTGTTGTGAACACCGCCGCCACTTCGACGGTTACGATTCTCGACAACGCTATTTCGGTCTTTACGATGCCCGCTAACACCCCGGTCGGCGTGTATAGCATCGAAGTCAACGCGCTGACGGCCTCGGGTGCGTGGCGTGTGACCACGGGCGCGGGTGTGACTGTCGCCGCTGTGGGCATCTTCTCGGCTTGATAACCCGCGAGGGGCAACATGGAACCTGAAACCAGCCCCGTGCAAAAGTGGCTCGGCGTCATCGCGTCGTATGACTCCGAGTTTGGCAAATGGGAAGCGCGGGCGAAGAAGATTCTGAAGCGTTACCGCGATGACACTCGCGGGCAGACGAACAACGAAACCGCCAAGTTCAACATCCTTTGGTCAAACGTCCAGACGCTTGTGCCTGCGGTGTTCGCCCGGTTGCCGAAGGCCGATGTGTCGCGGCGGTTTGGTGATAACGATCCGGTGGGGCGTGTAGCGGCTACGCTTGTCGAGCGGGCGCTGGACTTTGAGATTGAGCATTACCCCGATTTCCGCGCTGCCATGCGGTATGCGGTCGAGGACAGGTTCCTCCCCGGTCGCGGCATCGCATGGGTACGGTACGAGCCGCACGTTACGCGCATCGGCGTAGGCGATGAAGGGCTGCAGTTGACCGAGGACGTCGAGGGCGCGGACTTGGAGCGCATCGAATACGAGTGCGCCCCTGCCGATTACGTCCATTGGAAGGATTTTGGACACTCTACGGCGCGGACGTGGGAGGAAGTGACCTGCGTATGGCGATGGGTCTACATGACCCATGAAGCCCTCGTAGAGCGTTTTGGCGAGGATAAGGCAAAGGTCATCCCGCTGGACTCTGGCCCGGAGCCGCTTAACGCCTACAACGAGCGCAAGCGGGTAAACAACCGCGCCAAGATATGCGAACTGTGGGACAAGACCACCAAGCGTGTGTTCTGGTTCTGCAAGGGCTACCCGCAGATTATTGACGAGCGCGATGACCCGCTAGGGTTGGAAAACTTCTTCCCCTGCCCTCGCCCGCTGTACGCCACCACGACGAGCGACACGCTGGTTCCGGTGCCGGACTTCACGCTTTACCAAGACCAAGCCGCCGAGTTGGATATCCTGTCCGACCGCATCGACGGACTGGTAAAGGCGCTGCGCGTTCGCGGTGTGTATGACGCATCGCAACCGGCGCTGCAGCGATTGCTGACCGAGGGCGAGAACAATGCGCTTATCCCGGTCGACAAGTGGATGGCGTTTAGCGAGAAGGGCGGGTTGAAGGGGTCGGTTGACCTGCTGCCCATTGATCAGATTGCCGGTGCGCTGATTCAATGCTATTCGGCGCGTGAGCAAATCAAGGGTCAGATTTACGAGATTACGGGTATCTCGGACATTATCCGGGGTCAGACTGCGGCAAGTGAGACGGCGACGGCGCAGCAGATTAAGGGGCAGTATGCCTCGCTCCGCTTGCGGTCGATGCAAGAGGATGTGGCGCTCTTTGCCACGGAACTGCTGCGGTTGAAGGCGCAGATCATCTGCACCAAATTCCAGCCGCAGACCATCCTCGCGTATGCCGCTGCCGAGCAGATGTCAGACGCGGATAAGGCTGTCATCCCGCAGGCGCTAGAGTTGTTGCAGGACAGCCCGCTGCGTAACTTCCGCATCGACGTTGCTGCGGATAGCCTCGTCCAGATTGACGAAGCGCAGATGAAGCAAGACCGCATGGAGTTCTTGCAGGCGTTCGGCGGGTTCATGCAGCAGGCGTTGCCGGTTGCCGTTGCCCGTCCTGAGATGGCTCCGGTTATGTCTGAACTGATGAAGTTCGGCGTTCAGGCGTTCAAGCAGGCGCGTCCGCTAGAGGGTGCCATTGAGCAGGCGATGGAGCAGATGAAGGCGGCGCAGGGTCAGCCTTCGCCTGAACAGCAGGCCGCAGAGGGGCAAGCGCAGGTCGAGCAGCAGAAGGCGCAGGTTCAGATGCAGTTGGAACAGGCGAAGATGCAGGCCGCGCAGCAGGTTGAGAGCGCCAAGTTGCAGATGGAGCAGCAGCGTATCGCCGCTGAACAGCAGGCCGAGGCGCAGCGGATGCAGTTTGAAGCGCAGTTGAAGGCGCAGGAAATGCAGAACAAGACCGAGTTGGAGAAATGGAAAGCCAATCTCGACGCGCAGACGAAAATCCTTGTGGCGCGTATCTCTGCCAACCCCGGTGTTGACCTTCCCAACATTGAAGCGCAAGCCTCGCAGACGCAAGCGATGGCGCAGACGGTCAACAACGACTTGCGGCAGGCGATGGAAGGCTTGCAGCAGATGCAGGCGCAGCAGGCGCAGCAATACGCCGAGACTTTGGCTTACCTGCAAACGGCGATGCAGGCGATGTACGCGCCGAAGCGCATCGTTCGCGGCCCTGACGGTCGGGCTGCGGGCGTTGAGATTGTGCGCGATCAGCAGACGATGAATTGAGGCAAACATGGCTACCTACAACAAGTTCAACGCGTGGGCCGATACGATGGTCGAGGCGGCGAACCTTGCCACCGACCAGTTCGTGATTGCCCTGACCAACTCCGCGCCTGTTGCGACGAACAGCGTGTTGGCTGATATCACGCAGATTTCCTATACCAACCTCTCGTCGCGTAATGTCTCCACGACGAGCGCATCGCAGACGGGCGGCACCTTCACGCTTGTCCTTGCGGACTTGGTGATGACGGCATCGGGCAGCGTTGGCCCGTTCCGCTATGTCGTGCTGTTCGATGACACCGTGGCGGGTGACCCGCTTGTGGGGTGGTGGGATTACGGCTCGTCAATCACGATGGCGAACACCGAAACCTTTACCGTTGACTTTACTGGCGCTGCCATCACGCTGAGTTAAAAACTATGGCTGACAACGTAATTCTGCCGGGTACTGGCGAATCGGTCGCCACCGACGATATTGCCGGGGCGCAATACCAGCGCATGAAGGTGTCGGACGGCCTTGCCGACTCGACAACGCATATGCGCGTGCGGACGAGCCACCCGTTGTTCGGTGACGGTGGCGCGGTCGTGCGTCAGTCTCCCGCCGATATCTGGTCGGTCGGCTTCGCGGATACCGGGTCAAGCCTGCTTGCGTCCGAGTTCACGCAGCGGCGACTCGGTACGGGCATGGGTGTCACGCAGGGGTCGAGCAACCTGCTCGTCACGACCGGCACGACGGCGAACAGCGAGTTCCTTGCGCGCTCCACGACCTCGTTCCGTGGGTCGCTCACGGCGCGTCACAAGACCGTCCTCTCGCAGCGTATTGCTAACCAAAACTTCGTGGCGATGCTGGCCGATAGAATTGGCGAGGGCTTGTCCTGCACCATCAACAGCGCGACGAGTATCACCGTTACCAAGACCGCGCACGGATTCACCGCCAACAATGTCGGGCAGTTCATGTTCGTCGGCGCGATCAGCGGCGCGAACGGTGTTCCGGGCAGATATGCCATTGCATCCGTACCGACTGCAAACACCATCAACTTCACGGTGGCGGGCTGGCCTGCGTCCGGCTCTTGCACGGTCGATTTGTTCGGGTGGAACTACATCCGCACGGTGTACAGCGGCACGACGGCGACCAACGCCTCGGTAGACTCGCAGCGGCGCGGATGGAATACGGGCGACACGACGGCGAC